AAGGGCTTTGGTTTGGCGTTTGATACCCAGAGCCGTCACCACCACTTCGTTCAGTGCAGTGGCATCGTCTTCAAAGTCCACGTCCACCTGTTGACGTCCGTTCACCGCAACGCTCTTGGCTTTGAAACCCAGATACGAGAATACGAGCGTTGACTGTGGCGAACATTCGATAGAATAATTTCCATCAATGTTGGTAACAGTACCCGTTCGTGTGCCTTGCACCGTTACCGAAGCGCCGATAACGGGTTCGCCCGTCGGGTCTTTCACGGTTCCTTTTACCGTGATATTTTGCGCATAAAGTGTGCTGGCCAGCATCCATATTAATGCGGTTAGGCACATTCGCCAAAAGGCGTGCGACTTTTTCAGCTTTTCGTTCATTTCTGTCATGTTTAAAGATTAATTATATAGTAAGTGTCAATTTAGGTTTTGTCGAGGAACTAAATAATGCAGGAATAGCCTGCTCTAACAGGGTTCGATCCTCGTCTTTTATTCTCTTTTTCTTCCATTTGTGCATCGTTGGGCTGCGCCTTCTGTCATTAATGACCTAGGCCGCGTCACTCGCGTGGGGGTGAAAAACATGCCCACTCAAGCCACAAGGAAAACATTATTCGGATTAAGCAGTCGAGTAATAGTTTAATAGTAGACTGCCCTGTGGCGCACAACACATAGCTAGGTAAGCAGTTGTTATTCGCCAACAAATTTAAATAAAAAGTAAATAACTGGCAACAAAAAAGCCTACAAAGTGTTGATGACTTGGTTTTTCTCTATTTCCTCATCCTCGAAGTGTCAACTTCCCTCTTTTCTGTCGCCTTGTAATTGCCGAACTTATAAATAATGCTTAACGCACATGTAGTCCAATCGAGAGCAACTCGTAAGCCGAAATCTTGGTTGGCATAGCCCGAATGTGAAACAAATCGACGATTGGTTAGGTTATTCCCCGACAACACGGCATTCCACTTTCCATTTGCAGATGCCCATCGCATGGAGACGTTTAAGGAAAAGATGTCATTGATATCGTACACTCCTTGAATGGCTTTAGATTGGAACGTGGGACTAACGGAAAAGCGTACGTTGGGCTTCTTGCTCAACAGAACCGAGGCGTTGCCTCCCGCCAGTACCGAGAAACGGCTTCGATTGAAAGGCAAATTGAAGAAGTGATCGTTTTTATCATTGGTGAACATGCCTATAACATAAGCGTTACCACTGAGCCACGAGCCTGCAGAAAACTGTACCATAGCCTCTAAACCAAAGATGTTGCGATGGTTGAAGTTAACTTCTTGCATAACCACCGCCATGCGATTACTCAATTGATAAGGCAATTGTACGGCATAGTCGTTATTGAAACTGGCAAACGCCATAAGGGTGTAACGACGCCTAAAGAGCCAAGACAATGAGGCTTGATAGTCTTTAGAGGGTATAAGCAAGGGGTTCCCCCATATCTCAGAATAGGCAGAGGAATAGTAAATATGGCTCATCGTGCTCCAATAACTTGGGTAAGTGGCGTTAGAATTGAACGCTAGATTCAGTGTATGGTTGTCGTTGGCTTGCCATGCTGCGTTCAGGGTCGGGTAAACGCGCCAATCATTCCACTGTGGCGTATGGTAATTCTCTATGGCCAAGGTAGCTTCCAGACTGAATTTTTCTCCCAACTGCTTATTAAATCCCATGTAGCCATTAAAGCGTCGCTCGTTGATATTCACCTTGCTGGTAGCTTCGGGCATAACTATACCAGTGTCGTTGAGTGTGGTTTGGTAACTGTTGTTGTTCGTGGTTTGCCATTCAAGGCCATAGTTTAACTGCCAGCCACGACCTAACGAGTGTGTTTGGTCTGCCGAAAAGAGCCATTTGTGGATGGTCTGGTCGCTCTTAGCTGTCACCACGCGTCTAGCCGTACCCAATCTCCCATTGAGAGATTGGTCGCGTGGCGAATTATAATAGGTATATGTTCCGTTAAGTCGTAACCCGAAAGGCAAGGTGTAATATAGGCCGATGTTGTGCAGTAGGTTGTGTCCTTCACTACTTTGTGCGGACATGCTGCTCCCCGTTGTCACGTTTTTATTGTTAATGAAATTAGCTTTCGCCATATAGGTTAATTCTATCTTGTGATTTTCGGCAAACCGATAGCCCAGCTCAATGCCAATATCATGGGAAGTTCCCCTGCTGATGTTGCCTGTCTTGTCGCTGTAAGCCACGCGCGTTCCGTTAAGCGGATGTTGGGCATAGTGTTCTGCTTCTGCATATTTTTTTTCGCAGGTAAAGGTGTAACTCAGGTCAAACGTAAAGCGACCATTAGCATACAATAGAGTCCCCTGCCCGTGTCCGCGTGTATATTTCGACTGATTGAGTGTGGCTTGCAACTGTCCTGAAATGTGATGTTGGCCACTATAGTCTATGGTTATGATGTTGATTGCCGCCCCACGAATGTGGTATTGTGCTGGTGCGGAGAGCATAACTTCAGCTTTAGACAGTCGTGAAGCAGGCATGTTCTTCAGCTTCTCAATGGCTTGGGCTTGGTTCAGGGTGCTAGCCTTTCCATCGATAATGAGCGTTACATTTGCGCCAGCTAAGCTTAGGTTTCCGTCGGCAGCTTTAATGCCAGGTATATTCGTGACAGCATCGTAGGCGTTGTCGGCAGGAATTTTCTCTAACAACAGTGGCATATTATACACCAGTTTACCTCTTTCTAACTTTACAGTGGGGCGTTCGCCCTTTACAACCAGTTCGGGAAGTTCGCGATAAAGTGAGTCGATGTTTAAACTGTCACTTGCCTTAGCCGCATCTTGAGCGTACGACAAGGTCCAAATGAACAGAGAGAGAATAAGAAAGTTGCATCTTGATTTCATTGGCGTACTTGTTAGAGCGTAAAAAAATAGGTGGCGTAATGTGATACGATGGTGCTAGATGTCTGTGCTCGTTGCTAAATGTTTTGCTTAGCACTGTTGGGGGACAATGCGTAGAAGCCAACGTTGGTACTATCTAATTTGTCCAACGCTCTGCTTTTACGGGCTAGCTTCCATATTGCAAAGTTACAAATTAATTAGAAAAAAAAGCGTGTTAATTTGCTTTTGTGGTTAGTTTTTGTGCCAACAAAAAAAAGGAGTTGCCAACCTTGTGGTTGTAACTCCTTTTCTTCTGTCGGGATTACTGGACTTTTTTAGTCATAAGCAAATTTTGTAACACTCTGATAATCAATAGGGCATTATTAGTAATAATGTAATTATTCACCGACATTAGACCGAACGCAGTAAGCTTATATGTTGGTGTAAGTCAGAAACTTTCGATGTTCTTTGAAATGAAACTACGATGAAAGTAACTGCCATTTACCACCTTTCTGTCTTTCCAGCGACGAGCGATAATCAGACCAAACTCCTTTTATTTCCTGACTAAAGTTGTTAAAGTCCAAATCGCGCCTACAACGCCAGGATATACCCTTATAAAGTATTAGTTCCTTTTTATCCCAATCACTAATGCAAATCCGGAATTCTTTCCTGCCAATGTACTGTTTGTGGACTTCGTAATTTTCAGATATGTGGCGAATTGTCCAGCTGCCATTACCTTTATCGTACGCGAAAATAATGGCCTGCCTAGCTTTAGGCCAATCCACGTTATCATGTTCTTGGTCAACATGTAGCCGTCCATCTTGGTATATGCCAACAAGGAATACGTTAGGTAAATTAGGTATGTCCACACCTTCAATGTCATGACCTAGAACTTGCAGCACTTCCCTTACGTGCTCAAGCATCTTGCCATCTCTGCTTTCACCGGTTATTCTCATTCTTTTCATACTAATCCTGGTTTTCTTCCTCTTCGTTTTCTTCTTGTGGTTCAGTGGAAACCATGGATACCAGCTGCGCCATGACCTCGTCTCGCTGCTGGTAATTTTTAACAAGGGATTTACATAGCATCATTAGGTCACGGTTCTTGTACTCTGCAGGAGATAAGTTCTCACTAACGAAGTATGTTAAGGGCACGTTGAATATTCTTGACAGGTCGCGAAGAATGCTCGTATTCAGATCTTCCTTCGCAAGCATATCGTAGACAGCTTGCTTTGTTTTACCCAATCTTTTCCCTAACTTAGTGGCGTCAAGATTTTCTTTATCCATTAAATGTTTGATTTTTAGGCCAATATGCAACATAGTTAACTTTTTGTTTAAAATAAAACAAGTTTTTCTTGCTTATAAGTCAAGATTATCTTAACTTTGCATTATAAAATTAATAATACAAAGTAATATATACAAGCAATGGGAGAAAAAAGTAACAATTTCGTCATGTACTATAAGAGTCAGGACATGATGAAAAAGAAGGCGATAAGAGAAGCCTTCTTAGAAAAGACGTCGCTAAGTTATCCTGCGTGGTATTCTAAAATTGCGCGTAGGAAATTTTCGGTATTGGAGATCGATGTTCTTGTAAAAATCTGCGGAACAGTGTTTTAGTAAAAACATCGATGAAAACCTTACCTCCAAGAGAATGCCAAGCGTGCAGCCATGTCCGCCATTGCATAAACGGATTATACTGCGCGATGAAGAACACTTATGTACAATACGCTACAATTGAAGACTGCAAATTAAAATACCATAAAGATGAAAGTTAAAGATTTTGAAGAGGCCATCATTGGCCTTAATAGTAAAATTCGTATCGATGAAATGATAATAAACAAAAATTCGGTGCGTAAAGTGATTGCCCATACGGACATGATGATACTGATGTGGGACGGTTATGGCAGAGGGTTCTCCGCCTCTCGCGACAATGCGCCAAAAGAGTATTTGTCACTCGACGAAGATGGAAGGCTGAATATAAATGAGGCACTGCCCGTTTCAAGAGATTCTGCGTTCGACCTAAATTTTGAGTGATGTACGTAGACAGAGACACGCGCGGAAAGTATTCCATTATGGACCTGAGAGAAGGGGAACTGATGCTCATACATGAGGCCCTTTGTGCCTACGTCCAAGCGAATATGGGGAACATTGGCATATATAATGCTGGCCGCATACGAGATTTCGACCAACAGATAAAACGGATAAAGGATGGAAACGAAAAGAAGATGGACTTCCGAAGAAGCTGCCTATGTCCAAACAAACTTCGGAAAGAAGACGTTTGAGGATATGGCGAAAGAACTTGGCCGCACGCCCATGTCAGTGCGACAGTTCACCATCCGTAAAAGGATGACCGTCGGTCGTACCGTGAAGCGCAACATTTTACAAGAACTACTGAAAACTGCATTCAAGCATCCGGACGATTTCCGTCCTAGCAAAACATTCTACAAGGAAACTGGCATTGGACAGAAGCGGTTCTGGGCCCTCTATTACGGGCATAAGGCTGTAACACAAAAAGAATACTATGCTGTGGCGGACTACTTGGGCGTAACACGTGAAGAAGCCTTCGCATCGAGGCAGCTCAATCTGTTTGAGGAGGAGAATCCATGATAGACAAACTATTTATTGACAAAGTCAAATCGGCATTGAATATCGTAAATGTAGTGGAATCGTTTACGAATTTGCAAAAAGCTGGCATCAATTATAAGGGCATCTGCCCATTCCACAACGACAGCCATCCGTCAATGGTAGTCAGTCCTGTAAAGCAGACATGTCACTGTTTCGTGTGTAGTGCAGGCGGGGATGTAATTGAATTTGTAAAGCAGCACTTAAACCTAACCTTCCCCGAGGCCCTACGCTGGTGTGCGAATCTCGCGAACATCGAGTTTCCCGAAAAAGAAATGACCACAGAAGAGGAGCAGCGTTACCGCCTTCGTGAATCCAACTTCATCGCAATAGAGGCGGCAGCCAAATTCTATCGTGATCATCTGTCGCACGCTTCCGACTTCCTTTCGAAACGAGGCTACAAGCTCACGGATAAGGCTATTGCAGATTATGGTGTTGGTTATGCCCCAAAGGGAAATGTGGCCATGAAACAACTAACCTCTGCAGGCTATTCTGCCGCTCGTCTGAAAGACGTGGGTGTCATCGCTACATCGGCCGAAGGCTATGATTACGATTTCTTCAACGACCGTTTGGTTTTCCCATTCTATGATCTGCAGGGCCACATCGTGGGCTTTTCAGGTAGGATGGTGACACCGCGTGAGAATACGGGCAAATATATAAACACGGGCGAAACGGCCTTATTCACAAAGGGTAAGCACCTGTTCGGGCTCTATCAGGCACGCAAAGCCATTGGCAAGAAAGGTTTCGTGTATTTGGTTGAAGGTCAGTTTGACGTGCTATCGCTCCACGCCTCGGGCGTAGAGAATGTCATTGCGGGCAGTGGCACGGCCTTCACCGACGAGCAAGTGAGGCTGATAACGCGCTTCACCCAGCAGGTGGTTATGGTGTACGACGCCGACCCAGCAGGCATTAAGGCTGCGCTCAAGAACTGTGAGCTGCTGCTTAAGGCTGGTGTTAACGTCAAGGGCGTCCGCTTGCCTAAAGGAAAAGACCCGGACGATTTCGCTCGCGAGAACAAGGCGCAAACTGAAAAGCTGTTGAAAGACAAGACGGAAACTTTTCCAAAACTGTTTAAAAGACTGTTGCTCCCACGTGGCGAGAATGCTCCTGACGTGATAAATGATGTGCTCAATGATATTGCGTCGTTGGTGGCCAACGTACAGGATGCCACCCTGAGAATGGGTTATATGAAAGAGCTGGCCAAGGATTTCGAAATGAAGCTCGACCTTGTTGACCGCAAGGTGCGCGACTTGCGAAGGAATGTTGCCGACGTGGCTGAGAAGGCTGTGATGCAGCCAGGCTTGTTTGGCATGGACATGCTGCAGGAAAATGTGGAAAAAGACAAGCCCGCCTTGCTCACTTCCATATTCCAAAACTTCCTTGACAAGTATGGAGACGAACCGATTATCTATGTCTCCGGAGTGCCGGCACAAACAGACATTCAAGAGCTTCGCAAGGTATACAGCTACTTCGTGGCAGATGCGGAGGGCTGCAACATTAGGGATAATGGTGAAGAGGGAAATTATCTACGTGCACTCCGCGAGATATATTGTGGTGGCGTAACCAACTTATCCCTATCGAGAGGCGAGTTCAACGAGCCTTTCATCAATTTCTACATCAGACTTCACGGGACATTCCTGGACGGTTTTCTAGGTGATAAGGTACCGGTTATTGCCCGATGCATCGAGTTGACAAGTTACGCAGAAGAATCGGTCGTTACGATCAACAAAAATTCTTATTGCGCCCAGTTGGGCATAACTAAAGGCCAATTTGACGAGATTAGGAAACCGTTCGCAGCCAAGCGGAAAGCAACTATTGCCATCAATATGCAGGGCGACAGCCTTGGCACGGACGATTTCGACCCAGACAATCTTCCAAAATATGTGGAAGACAGCGAGGAATATTCCAGCATGTTTCGCGAATGTAAGTATTTCCCTCGATTGAATAAGAAGGGTGAGCCCGTATGTTACATGTTCCAAAACAAGAACGGCAGTGGATTCACACAAGTTGGCGACTTTTTTATGACACCACTGCTGCATATCTATAGCGACGACTACGAGCAGAACAAACGCGTATTACGCATCAACCGCAGGTATTACCCAACACCGTTGTATATCGAGGTTACTTCTAAGATGCTCTTGAAGAAGTCGTCGATAGAGGAGGTGCTGATTAACCTCGAGGCGGTGAACTTCACCAATGGCGAGGAACAGCACTGGACGAAGATACGCGAATACATGAGCCGGCACTTCGTAATGTGCTCCGAGGTTCAGGTTTACGGAAACCAACAAGAGGAGGGGACTAGCCGAAAGACGGACGGAATGTTCTTCGCCTTCTCCAATGGAATTTTCCACATGATAGATGACAAGCCTACATTCAGCCCGATAGACGAGTTGGGCGTCGTAGCGCACAATAAGAAGAATTATTACCTCCCTGCCTTTTCCACCATCTACGCAGGCAGTGGCCGTCAATCGGATAAGTACGAACTCATTTCCCAATTGGTTTACAAAGAAGTGCCTGAAGAGAAGAAAGTTTCATTCGAGAAGTGGGCCGACTTAATGAACCAGGTCTACAAGATCAACGACAACGGCAAGTGGGCCATCCTTTATGCAATAATGTGCGCATTCCGCAGTAATATCCACTGCATCGATAGGTTGTTTACCGCCCCATTCTTCATGGGTCCGATGTCGTCGGGAAAGACGCAGATAGGCATATCCATCCGCTCGCTGTTTATCTCGCCCACCGTGCCCATATTCAATCTTAACACGGGTACAGACGCTGCCATGTCTACCATCATGGGCACATTCCGCGATGTACCGGTTGTTCTCGACGAATATAACAACAAGGACATCTCCAACGTGAAGTTCCAGGCACTGAAAGGCATCGTGTACGATGGCGACGGCAAACAAAAACGTCGTGGAGTATCGGGCAGAGAAATTGAGAATGATAAGGTGTATGCACCGGTGGTAATCTGTGGTCAAGAAACACCACAACGCGACGATAACGCCCTGATGAGCCGCGTCATAATCTGCGAGGTACCGAAACCGAAGAACCGCACGCCGGAAGAGACAAGGCTGTTCGAAGAACTGAAACGCATTGAAGACCCCAACAAGGTGGGATTGTCCAACGTTCTGCTCGATATACTGGCACTGCGTCCGCAGGTTATGGATCACTTCCGCCAGTTGAAACAAGAGGCTTACGAGGAGCTGAAGCAGGATGTGGTAAACTCGGGTGAGCGAGACCGTCTCATGAAGACCGTAAGTCTGTTCCTCGGCATGCTCAAACTTATTGAGAGGCATACCGACTTGATGCTGCCTTTCACTTACGAAGAATTCTTCAAGATTGCCCAGGAGAAGATCGAGTTCCAACTGTCGCTCATCCGCAGTACGGACAAGTTGGCCATGTTCTTCAATGCCATGGACGTAATGATAGACACGAAGGCCGTTGTCGAAGGCCGCGACTTCCGCATCGAGCAGCCCACGAAGGTTACCGGCACGGATGCACAGGGCAACAAGAGGACATTCACGTTCGAACCCGACACCCAGGTGATGTTCATCCGTCTCTCGGCCATCTTCAGTTATTTCGAAAAGGCAGGCATGAACACCGAGAACACCACGCTTTCCACGCTCGAACAGAACCTTCGCTCGCATCCATCGTATATAGGTACGGTTTCGTCCCATAGGTTTGAGTGGAAGGAGACTATTGAGGTGGCGCGCAACGATGCAGAGGAGACCATGGTGAAGCTGCGCAAATCTAAATCGAAGATGACAAGTGCCATTATTGTTAACTACGACCTTTTCAAGATGATGTACAACCTGGATTTTCGTCGCGACCCTACATTCACGGAAACCACTGCTGCACTCCAAGAGGAAGACGACAGCAACAAGCCATTCTAATTATTCTGGCCATCACACTGCAAGCAAGGATAGCCCCTGTTGGGAGCTATCCTTTTTCTATGGCACCATAACGTTGGGTAAGCATTCTTCTAGCGTTGGGTAAGCATTCTTCTAGCGTTGGGTAAGCATATCATTATAAACCTATCTATTTATCATAATAGAGAAAAAAAGAGTATACCTCCCCAATTTACATACAAAGTTATAAAATCGCCTTGCCATTTCAGCAGGAAGAACAAACATCGCACCAGTTTCCAATTTTACTCCTTTCACCTCGACAAAAACCCCCGAACCCCCAAATTTGTCAAAAGCAAAGAAAAACATCCTTTTCGCGGAGATTTTTTCAAAAAACCGCGTCCTACAATCCTACAATCCTACAATTCTACTTCATTATTATTTATAGCTTATATGTATGTATATATATATATCAGCGTATTATGTTGTTTTTTGTTCTTTCGTGATTTTTGTAGGTTTGTAGGTCGGTGTAGGAAATTGTAGGAAATGGCACTTTTGAATAAAATTTGATGGCCGAAAGTATGAAACCTACAAAAGGCCATTTTGTAGGTCGTGTAGGACGTGTTTTTTAGGTGTTGTAGGTTGATTTTTGCATGTAATAATTTGCGTATTCCGCTGATTATTAGTATCTTTGTAAAAGTCTGCGTCCCAATTGTAGGATTGTAGGATTGTAGGAATACAAAATCATCAAAATGCTCATGGAAAAACAAAAACGCTACTTAAAAAGGGTAATTTCGATTAAAATCGAAGATTATCTGGCCGAGTACATTACGGCCAAATTCAAAAAAAACGAAACGCATGGTGGAATCGAAATTCCATCGAGTAACGATTTGTACTATTGCCTCTGGTATCACATGGCAAAGCCAACCGACAAGAGTCGACCAAGTGATGAAGGCAACCTTCGAATAGCATTGCCATGTAGGCGAAGTGGTTCACCTGAAGGCCCGTGGAAAGATCCAGCCTATTACAACCACATTCCCCAGGCTGGTGTGCGTGAGGTGGAAGCCTGTATTCGGCTTCAGTTCAATTTCGAACTTCATCGTGCTTTGTTGGAGAATGAAGAGTTTGGACATGAGAGGCGCAATCTCGATGTCATCTACGAGTTCATTCGAACTTATGGACTTAAGTCTATATCGTCTGATGCACTGTTGAAGAATTACTATCGTTATCGTTCTCGAATCAGAGCTAAGAGATCTCGTGGCTATAAAAGAAAGCAAAATTAACAAACATTAACACATACCGATTCCCCCTTTTTGTCACTCAAAAAAAACGACACCATCATGAAAGAGTTCACATCTCTCATCACAGTAGAGCCGACTGGCGATGTGGCTAGTAAAAAATATGCTTTCTATGCGGACCATTTCGAGTTCGTTCCGACCGCAACCGAAGATGACAACGGACTGCTTTGGCAATGCGACAAAACATTCGTTATCGATATGCCTCCGCTAGAAATAGCCAAAGTATTCGCCATTGCGCGCTCAGCCATCGTCACGCTGCATGTGGCCAAAGGTCAGCCCGTGCAGATTGGCACAGCTACCTTTCCCGCACGTGTGCGCATCTCGCGCCACCTAAACCGCGCCCACCTGATAATCATATCTAAAATACCCGTTGATCCCTTCGGATAGTCTTTTGTAACATATATATATAGGAGTAGTTTTGCGATAAAAAGAAACGTTCATGAACGAACTACAGCAACTACTTCTATCGGGCAAACCACTCCATATCACAACTGACGGATTCCGCCAGGCCATGTTGACCGCCTTCCCATTGTCTGGGAAAGTGGAAAAACCCGAAGTTCGAAATGATCTCGGACTGTTATCTGCAGACCAACTCGCCTACTTGGCGGATCACACTTGGTACCAGTTGGAGACACATGAGGCTTTAAAGAAACAGCTAGAGGCAATAAGACAGGATAACTCTCAGCCAGCCGTTACCCTCACCGATGAGTATGCCAATGAGGAGATTCCAGAGAACTCCATCGCATACCATCGTGTGTGGGGAACGGTCATGTCAGACGCTTATTGGTTCTTTTCTTCAAAACAATTGGCGGCCGACCTGATGGCGGCCGAAACCAATCCACAAATTACCTGCCCCTTCCTACACGTGAACCCACCCGGGGGAGCCCC